AGTGATGCAGCAGATCAAAAGACTAGCGGAACATTAACATTTAACGATAACGTATTATTAACTCTTGGCACCGGTAACGACTTTGAATTGTTCCACGATGGTACTAACAACTATATAGATCTTAATGTAGGCGATCTCTTTATAAGAGACACTACTACTACAAGATTTACATTTGCTAGAACCACCGGTAACTTTACTGCAACAGGAGAAGTTACTGCGTTTTCCGATATTACACTAAAAGACAATATAGAAGTAATTGCAAATCCACTAACTAAAATATTAAACATACGTGGTGTAACATTTACTAGAAACGATCAAGAAGACAAAGAAACTAGACATATGGGTGTTATTGCTCAAGAAATTGAACAATACTTCCCGGAAGTTGTGCATACTGACGATAATGGTATTAAATCAGTTAACTACGGTGCAATGGCAGGTGCGTTTATTGAAGCGTTTAAAGAACAACAACGTCAAATTGACGAATTACGTTCAATAGTAAAAAAACTACTAGATAAATAATAAGGTAGCCGGAAAATCCGGCTATCTAACTTGACAAAAATTAAATAGTGTAATATATTAAAATATATAGGAAAATAAATGGCTCTACCTCCTACTGGCAGCACAATTACAATGAGTCAAATCCGTAACTATTTTGTTGCTGGAGGATTTGCAAGTTCTTACACACTCAGTGTGTTAGGAACTTACATTGGAATTAGTGCAGGCACTGTTATCAGTATGAGTTCGTCATTCGGTGGATTTTATTTTCCTGCAACTTAAATGGAGACACTATGAAAACACTATATGAAATTCTAAACGTAGATCTTGCCAATGAATTTACAAAAAATAGAAAAGCTAAAATAGCAAAATTAATATGTGAAGGCGATTTATTAGAAGAAGTTTTAGCGCAAATTGCTTCGATGGAAATTCCTGAAGATGACGAGCGTCATCATTGGATTACTCTATTAGGAAGAAAAGCTGGTGCTGATCTTTTAACAATCGGAAAAGTTCAACCCGAAAATATGCTTGCAATGGCTAATCTTCCTGAAGAAGATTTTAAAGCTGCCGTAAAAGTAGCTACTAGCACAGCTAGACAATGGAATAATTCTACTATTGAAGCTGAAAAAGAACTTAATCAAGAGACAATAGCTAACACTATATGAAATTAGCAATTTGTGTTCCTGCTAGAGATCAAGTTCATACTGGATTTGCTAGAAGCCTTTGCTATCTAACCAACAGACTTGTTGAAAAACAAGTTGACTTTGAATTGCATATTGTTTGTGGCAGTGTTATTACCGAATCAAGAACAAGATTAGTTAATTTAGCTCTTGAGCAAAAAGCAACTGATTTACTCTGGCTAGATAGCGATATGCACTTTCCTCCTGGGTTGTTTGATCAGTTATACAGACATGACAAAAAAATTGTGGCCGTTAATTACAGCACACGATATGCTCCTTACAAAAGTGTTGCATTTTTAGACAATAATAATATTGATGCTAGATTAACAGAAAAATCAGGATTGCATCGTGTTTGGGCAGTAGGAATGGGTTGTATGTTAGTTAAGGCAGAAGTATTTAAAGAATTGCCAAAGCCGTGGTTCTATCATGAATACAATAAAAAGGATGATAATTTTAGTGGGGAAGACATTTATTTTTGCAATCAAGCAATGCATCATGGTATAGATGTTTTTGTTGATGCAGATATAAAAGTTGCACATTTTGGATTACAAGTGAACACATTATGACAGCATTTAATAGATTTGATAAATTTAAAACTCCAATATATAATGGACAGGATTTTTTAAAAAAACATATTTTTGGAAATTATCCAATTGAATATGTAGATGATACGAACAATTTTGACATTTTAAAAAAACATCAAAATACAGAATATGTTTGGATAGTTGATAAATCTATTAACGTTTATGAAAGTTTTCCTTGGCATTTCAAACCAGCACCTGATGAAAAAATACAAATACATGCATTTCCTTATGTTTATAAAAAAGGTAGACATGTAAAGTCTTGGAACAAAGTAAAACTTGTGCCAACACAAATTGGCAATTATGAAACAAAACAACACATTCACATTTGTGGCGAATACGATGTTTATAAAGGTAAAGAAAAGTTTGATATTTTCTACATAGGTAATGATAAAACAGTTTATGATAATCTTGTAAATAGAAACTTAAACATTCAATTTGTAGATTCTTTTGAAACTGCAAAACAAGTTAGTTATACTGATATGTTCTGGGTCATATACGACGATACAGAGATTAGACCTACTTTTAAATTTAGTTACGAACCCGACGAATGGAGTTTTGAATTTGTTCATGTATTTGGTAATGGAAATATAGATAGACTTGATGGGGTAACTTTATTTCCAAAAAACTATAATGCAACTGAAAATGAATTAGCACACAGATTTTATGCAAAGAAAAAAGAAATAAGAATATTAGCAAGTAATCCTAGAAAATATGATAAATTTGTTATTAATAATTTTTATGATTATGAACAAGCTCTTCAAAAAACAACAACAGAAATGTTTTGGGGCATACCAGATGACATAGAAATAATAGATGATTCTGTTTTTGATTTTACTATTTCACATCAAGATGCAGACAGAAAACAAAATCATGTTTGGTTAAATGACAATAAGTTTGACGGTTTAGTATTGTTTAGTAGACATTCTCCGGTTACTAAAAAAGAAATAGATTACAGATTCATAGCTGCTAGAATAGAACACAACAAAAATGTAAGTAGAAATAAACCATTTGAAAAGTTTGTAGTTGATTCTTACGAAGATTATTGTTCTGCATTACAAAATTCTACTACAAGTATGTTTTGGAGTATTCCTTCTGATGTAAACGTAGATGATAGTTTTCAGTTTGACAATTATATTCGTGAACAAACTACATTTGATAGATCCACTACTCATGTTTTTTTAAACGGTGAACATTACGACGGTGTTGCACTATTTAATAAAATCGATAGATTATCAGAAAAAGAAATAGAACATAGATTTTTTACTAACAAAAAAGAAGAAGCAGTAATTGCAAGTTATCCAAAAGCTTTTGATTATTTTGAAATAGATACGTATGACGAATTTTTAAATGCATTAGAACAAACCAAAACAAAAATGTTTTGGATGAGTAGTAAAAATATTAATCCTAATAAAGAATTGTGTTCTAAATTTTATATTAGTCATCACGATTCTTATAATAGAAAAGAAAATCATGTGTTTATACATTCTGTTAATAACCAAAATTTATTCAACGGTTTATTTTTAATTAGTAAAATAAACCCTATAAGTAAGAACGAAGTCGAACATAGACACATAATAAATCGAAAAGAATGGAATATAATAGGTAGTTCTGCAATTAAATATCCTGTTTATGAAGTTGACTCTTATGATGATTATCTTTACGCAATTGAAGATTCTAAAACTGAAATGTTCTATATGAGCAGTAAAAACATAGAAGCAAATACATTAGATTTATATTTTTCTCACGATAATGAGCATGACAGAAAAACTAATCATGTGTTTATACACAAGATTGACAACTTAGATTATCGCAATGGACTATTTTTATGTTCAAAACATCAACACCTAACAAAACATGAAGTAGAACACAGACATGTAGTTAACGGAAAACATTGGGATATAGTAGGCAGCAAAGAAAAAAAATACAACAGATTTATTATTGACACATACGATGATTATGTATCTGCTTTACAAAAAACCAATACTGAAATGTTTTGGGGAATTCCAAGCGATGTAATTATTGATACAAATTTTGATTTTTCTTTATATTTTAGTCATGATAACAAATTTGACAGAGAAATAAATCATGTATTTTTAAATGACACCCATAGAGACGGTATAGTTTTGTTTAGTAAAAACTGCATTGTTTCAGAAAAAGAAATAGAACATAGATTTTATATTAAAAAGAAAGAATGGGATATAGTTGCTAGTAGGCCTAAAATATATGACCGTTTTGAAATAGAAAATTATCAAGACTTTTTAAATGCTAAAAATCAAAGTAAAACAGAATTGTTTTGGATAACCTATCCTGATCTAATACTAGAAGAAAACTTTAATTGGAATTTTTATATAAATCATCATAATCAATACGAACGAAAAATAAATCATGTTTGGCGTAATGGAGAATTTTTTGACGGGGTTGCTTTAGTATCTAAATATCTTGAAATTTCAAAAAAAGAAATCGAGCATAGATTTTTTGCCATTAAAAAAGAATATGATATTTTAGCAAGCAAACCTAAACCATTTGATATAGTTTTTATAAGCAAGGATGAACCTAATGCCGATGAAAATTATGATATTCTAAAACAAAGATATCCACAAGCCAAGCGAGTTCACGGAGTAGAAGGTATACACCATGCTCATAAAAAGGCAGCCGAATTAGTAGACACCGAAATGTTTTGGGTAGTAGATGGTGATGCAAAGATAATAGATGATTTTGAATTTGACCATCAAATCTCATATTATGACCTTGATGGAAGAAGCACTGTATATGTTTGGAGAAGTTTAAATCCTGTAAACGGACTGATCTATGGTTACGGAGGAGTAAAATTATTCCCAACCCAAATGACTTTAAACATGGATCTAAACAGCACAGATATGACTACAAGTATTACAAATAAATTTAGAACTATAAACAGAATGAGTAATATTACTGCATTTAATACTGACGAATTTAGTGCATGGAGAAGTGGTTTTAGAGAATGCGCTAAATTAGCAGGTAGAATTATTGCTCGTCAAAAAGACGAAGAAACAGAGTTTAGACTAAATGCATGGTGCAATAAAGGTGCAGATAAACCTTTCGGAAAAGCAGCAATTCACGGTGCTCAACAAGGCAAAATATTTGGCGAAACAAATAAAGACAATGCAGAAGAAATGAAAAAAATTAACAACTTTGAATGGTTACATGAACAATTTAAGAAATTATATCAATCAAACGAATAACTGTTTCTAATTTTGTTTGATTTGACTTATTTTTTAAAGTATTACTTAACCCGTTGTGTAAAGGTTTAGGCCACTTGTTAAATGATACCCAACAGTAACCATTATGTTCTTTATTTAAGATTGGAATATATTCATCATCGACAACACACAAATAAGTATGAAAACTAAAATGTTCGTCTTGACTCACAAATGTTTCTAAAGGAATAAATTTTTTAATATCTGGCATAAAGCCTACTTCTTCTACAATTTCTCTTTTAAGACCGTCGATTGGAGTTTCTGACTCATAATTAGTTCCACCAACTAATCCCCATAAATTATTATGTTTACTTTGTGCTCGATGTAGTAATAAAAATCTTTTAGAATTTAGTGCATAAAATAATGCGCCGCTACAAATAACTTTGTTCATATTGTAATTATTTTATAGAACAATGCTCCATGTTCCTCTTGGATAATAACCATCTATACTGGCTTGCCAATAAAAACCGTTCCAATAGATTTGTTGTCCATTATTTAAATTAGTAACATATGTTATGTCAGTTGTTTCACTGGCATCAAATATTACATTCCATGCAGAACCATCCCACTCTATAATATCGTTTGCATCTGCTAATAAATCTGTATTGTCTAAGTTTTTCCAACCAATTGCACCTTGTTCATTTAAATTTAATTCATATCGTATTTTAGAATCAGACGGTGGGAATTCATTTAGAAAAATTACATATTTGTCATCGATATTTTGAGCATAACTTGCAACAGGTATACCATTTACAAAAACTGTGTGATTGGTAACTGTAGGATCACCTGTTCTACCTGGAATACTGCTCGATAAAAAGTAATCAATGTCAGTATCGATTCGGTTTACTCTATCCGCCATTGCAAAAGATCTTTCAACTTTATACCCTATTGGATGCGTTAAAACAAATCGTGTTCCTAATGATTTAGCACTATTCGGATTAAATTTTAAAGGATCTATAACTCTATCAATTGTTCCATATTGATTTGGATTTCTAAAGTTAGATGAAATAAGGGTATTAGATGGTAGAGTATCTATATCCCAATCTATAACCATTGTAAATGTATCAGAATTGTTAATTACAAAAGTACCAGTTATAGGATTTAATAATTCTGCTCTATAAAGTCTAATTTGACTAATGTTAGGTTGATATTTTGCAGGAAGTTCCGCTTCTAAAACATTAAGCCAGTTTATTTCACCTACTCTTAATTTCTTATTTTTTGCTAATTTAGCAGTATTATCTGCAACAATTATATCAAAATTCCTATAACTTGTAACCAAAGGATTACTTAAATCTAATC